CGACCTTACCGATGTATTCCCCGAGGATGTCGCAATTCAGTCATCCCTAGAGTCCTTCGAAGACATTGTGCGCATCAACTTCAAGAAGCCTGCCCAGATGTTTGCAGAGACAATTGGCCCCCATCTGGTGAAGATCATGCACCATGATGAGTCAGTTTTTGGTGAACTCAACATGCCAGGGGTTGATTTCCAGAAGCTATGGAAATCTGATATTTCAGACAATACAAAGAATGCAATTTTCTGCTACCTCAAACAACTGCTGCTGCTCTGTGCCCAGAAGTGAGAATGCCAAAATGATTGGCAAACCATATATGTAAAATTTAAGGATTAAACTTGGAATGTCATAAGATAAAGATAAGTCAGGAGACCTGCCACCAGGGCGTGGACAAGCAGACCAGTCACTGTAGGGGCACCCACCACCACAAAGGGCATGTTTAAAGCCTTGCCGATGAAACTATCGGTAACCTTGTATGTCACGGGAGAGCCTACAATTAGGAAAACAACCATGACGAAAAGCACGAGCTGAATCTTTACGGGCAGCATTTGTGTATAAACCAATACAATATTTTTTATTACGTTAAATTCTAAAAAAATTTATATGTTAAGAGTATACACCATGGTCGCCAATAACAACAAGAAGACTTTCATCCTAGAGGACGCTGCTGGCAAGGCAATTGGCACTTTCACCGGTGCCTCCCCTGGCATTGCTGCACGCAAGGCTGCTACCAAGGGCCACAAGGACATCATCCTCCGCGAGACCGGTGTTCATGACCGAGTGCGCCTCTATAAGGGCGTTGTGGAGAAGATTGACCCCCCCAAGGAAGTCATGATCGGCGGCAAGCCCGTACTCATCGCCAAGGAGTCCAAGGCCAAGTTTGTCAAAGTAGAGATGAAGGAGGGCAAGAAGCCTGCCAGTTCTTGAATAAAATATTGACTTCGTATATACAATGGCTCCATCAAAGTATGTTTACACTGGAAAGAAAGATGCTAAGTCTAGGATGATCTTCAGAGGGCCCAAGGGAGGTTTGTTCGTACGCGGACCTTCAGGCAAGAAGATTGCTCCTGCAACAGGACCTGTTCGTGCCAAGAGCCCAATGCGCCGTGCAATGAGCCCTATGCGCCGTCGCTAAGCTGAAATTTTAGTCTATATAACCCTTTTGAATGTGTTGATTACATTTTCAAATTTACACATCTTTTTTCTTGGGCGTAAATGTAGTCAATACACGAGAAACATCTCCAAAAGCATAATCACACATTGCAACTTTCTTCATTAAAGCAATAAAATCCTCATATGACATTGTTTGTTTCATAAAGTTGCAGTCACGACAAGCAGGCACACAGTTTGATATAATATATCCTATAGCAGGGTCATAGTTGACACAATCAATGCCATTTTGATGTTTTAGTGTTGTTGATCTTCCACAATATTCACAATCTTTAGATCTAAGTTCCTCAAATTCTTCCTTTGTAAGATCAAAAATCTTATTATTTTTTAGTATAATATGTTTGTAGTCGCAAAATTTCTGTTTGCAAATTTGAGACCATTTATCAGTGATCTCACCATAATCACCATGACATAAAGATATTTGTTTAGCACGCTCTATAAATGTAAGTGGGTCTACTTGTCCTTTGCTCTTGTTGCAAATACTACAGCAAGGAACACAATTTGACAGTTCATAACCAATTGAACTGTCAATACGATCAATGCCACTGCGTCTGATTGCATCTTCCGTTTCCTTACCACAATATACACAAGGCAAGTCGGTCATACTCATAATTTCCTCATCAGTCATTGTCACAGACATGCCACGACTTTTTGCACCAATTAATATTTTTTTCTTTTTCCCTTCGCGGCTATTTGCATATGATCTATTCTGTGCTCTAATTTTTTCGGGATTTTCAGCACGTTCTGCTTTTACCTTTGCTCTTATATCTTCCTTTTTTTCAGCATATCTTGCATTTGCATTTGCTTTTTTCTTCTCAGGATTTGCAGCATATGCTTCTTTTTCTTTTTTGCTTATCTTTTCTTTATTATTTTCTCTATACAAACGAGCTTTTTCTTTGCATTTATCACACTTCTTAGTAATTTCTGTATGCATCTTACCACATTTAATGCATTTTGAAACAATGTCATCACTCATTTGTATATAAAGATATACACACTATCATATTATATGACAATATGACGATATGCATGATTTTCCGTGGCCCTAAGGGCGGTCTGATTGTCCGCGGACCCAGTGGAAAGAAAATTGCCCCTGCAACAGGATCTGCTCGCGCCCGGTCTCCCATGCGTCGTGCCATGAGCCCTATGCGTCGTCGTTAAGCTGTAAATTTAGTCTGTTTTGAAAATGATTGATATCATATTTCAAACACAAAAACCTTTGCATTACATATTCTTTACTGCTTTCTTTACATTTGCAGACTTCTTTGCTGCGATGGAGTTGAGTCTCCGCATAGCATTTTCTGCGCGCATCCTGGCTGCCTCTCTGTTTAGCATCTCTGCTCCCTGCTCAAGTATCTGGCGTTTTGCAGACAGATTCTTTGCCTTTGCTTCGAGAGTCTGGCGTTTTGCAGACAGATTTTTTGCCTTCGCCTCAAGCTGCTTCTTTGTGAGTCTCCCAACCGAGGGTTTGCTCTTCCTACCAGAAGAGGTCATTACAAATTCTCCCCCGCGAGGTCCCTTGAATATTGCCCGACCCTTTGCGTCCTTGCGCCCTGTGTTCTCTGCCTTTGCCATTGCCATTACAAATGTAATAGATTTTTTTACATGATCAAAAGAACTCAGATACTTCAGTCTTGGACACCTTGAAAAACTTGGGGTCTGGTGTAGAAATGTCCAGTCGTTTCAGAGAAACTGCCAATGGTTGCTGCTCTTTCTTTGCCGCCAAGCTTGTGGCATAACTTACACCCCGCTTGTCAAGTTCCGCCTTCGCAATACCTTGCTCCATATGCCCTCTGCAATACCCGCCAGAAACGGCTTGCCGCGAACAAGGTTTGTTCTTTATCGTGTGACCCTTGCACACCTGTTTCCCAGTTGCAAGAACTGTGTGTGCCTCCACAATGTCGTCCTTGTACTCTGATACAAGTTTAGAAAAGTCCAAGTTATAGTCCTGTGCGACCCTGAGCAACAAATCATCTACTGCTGCCGACACTATGATGCCTGCGCATTCCTCAAGTTTCTTAACGCCATTGACTGCCTCGGTCAAAGCAGTAACGAACCTAGAATCCATTTATGATACATCAAGAAAACTCAATATCTATACACCAGTGTGTCGATATATCAAAGAGTCGTAGAAAGTACGATGGCCTCGTCAACAGCATTGGCAAATGCCTTGGTACCGGCAAACTCAAGAACTGCCTCACGGTACTTGGCCACGTTCTGGCGCATACCTGAGATTTGTTCATCACTTAGCGAGTCAATCAGTTCCTGGAGCTTAGCACCAGTGTCAATACCACGTTTCTTCAAGTCAAAGAAAGCACCATCAGGCCCCTCTGGGATGAGGTCAGAGAGTTTGTCAAATACATTACCATAATAAAGAGGAATGCAACCCGCACTCAGAGCATCATAGAACTTCTCGGACACATACCCCGGGGCATCACAGTTCTCGATGACAAGATCAAAGACAAAGTTCTGTTTGTGGTCGACAGAAGACTTGTCGTCGCGTGACCGGTGGTTTCCGTGACCGAGTTTGATGTTCACACCATCTGCTACTTCGGACCAGTTCATTCCAAACACGGTAATGTCCTTTTGACCCTTGACAAGGTCTTCGCGCAGGTAGTCCAGGCATTTTAGCTGGCACCCAATTACCGAATATTCCTTGTGGTTGAACAACTCAGGACGGCGCTCTAGCACAAGACCCACCGAGCGACCGAAGCCCTTGTTGTTGCGGAGCAGGATAGCCCTGTCGAGAGGGTCATCCAGAGTTCCATGGTGGCAGTTGTGCGGCGTGTACACAGTGGGAAAGTCAGAAGTCAACAGGGGGGTAAAGTATGTCAGGGCGACGTCAAAGTACTCCTGGAGGAACTTGGGAATGCTCCACTGACCTGTGTGGCGGATATTAGGACTCTCCAGGGTATATACAATCCTGTTGAGGTCCTTGCGCTCCTTTAGGAACTCCAGAGGGAGCTCTCCGGGGTTACACAGGCTCACGAGAACAGTAGACTCCTCTGGAATATTGGGGGCGTTGGTGAACCCGTTGAGCAGATTATACTTGCCACCATTGAGACCGTCAAGTCCGCGAAGAAGAGTCATCTGCCACTCGTGTAGGGCAAAGGACTGGCGAGAGTACATCTTCCGAGCCATTAGGAAGTCATCGGTCGCTTTCTTGTTGAAGTGGAAGATGTAGATATCTTGGAACTTCTCAAAGTCATAGCCAAAGTTCTGGTTGCCCTGTGAGAAAAACTCTGGCTTCACAGACAGGCCCGTGGATCCTAGGCGATACCCAAGGTGATGCTTCCGGATAACAGTATGGGGAGCACTCTGAAGCAGCACCTTGCAGAGCTCACGGTCTGGCTCGGGCTTTCCGGTGGGGTCGCGGAACCGTGCATTCCAGATTGGACCTGCCATGATGGCAAGATCCCTGTCCAACATATAGCAGGATGTGTCGATGAGGTAATTCCCTGGACCATATACTGCGTGGGAAATTCCTCCTAGGGACTCACAGTTGTCCTCCCCAACACGGTTTCCATCTGCGTCCATCAGATACCGCAGGCAATAACTCCACTTGGTTTTGTTGGAGATGAGCCCGCGGAGCAGATCCGCATACTGGGTAGGGGCCACGACATTGTCATCGTCAAGATATGCGACATAATCAGATGTCACGAGGAAAGGCAGAGAACCGTACACACGATGTCCGTTCCAACCACCGGCACCCACATTCTTAGGGAGGACAAACTTCACCACGGTGTGTTTGCCTTCGAACTTAGAAAGCACTAGGTCAACCTTTGCCTCGTGTTCCTTGCCATCTACAACAACCCAGTGCTCGATGTTGGGGAGGGTGGACTTCTGGACGGACTCAATGCAAGCCTCAAGGAACTTACCACCAGTCGTCGGTGTGATAACTGCGAGCTTAGGAAGACGCAACTGGCGCCTGTGATGCTCGAACAAGTTATACATGACACCATCAGGACCCTTAGAGTCAATCTCGATAACATCCTCTACCGAGGGGTCCAGTTTACCCCACTGGGAAGCATTACGGCAAATCGCAATCTTAGGGTGATCAAAAGCAAGGACGCTCAGGATGCTCTGGTCATGGCGACAGTCAATAACATCAGAGTCCTTGCCTGAGTCATTAACCATGTCGAGGTCTAGGCAAAAGTTCATGTATTGCTGGACAAAAGCCCTAGACTCCGGACAGTTCCTGTACACCTGGAAAGACGCCTCTAGCATGATGCTGTCACCTGCCTTGGGACCACCGAGGGAGTTGAGAATGGACTTCTTGGTCCACTTCTTTACGCGGTAATCATTTTCCTTGGCGCTCCAGTTTCCTAGCCGCTGTAGCAGGATAGGCTTGTCATTGGTGACAAAGTCTACATATGGCTGGATAGAACGCTCGAAGACCGTCGCGCTGTCAATGTAAACAAGGACCGCTCCGTCCTCTGTCTTGGCCATCACATTCCTTATGAGGAAACTCTTCCAGGCCCACCACCCAAAGCCACGGTTCCCATCCGCAAAATGCCCAGGGAAGGTATCCATCAACCATTGGATATCTTTAGGGCTGTATACATGGAACTCAGAAAACTCTCCCGTGGTGAGAGCGGAATGCTTTAGGGCTGCAGCGGATCCTGCGAAAGAGTCGGTGGCAAATGTGAAACCGATGACACGCATTGTTATAGCAAAGACTAAATTACAAAGAATTTAACAAACTGTATGTATCAACTTTTGTCGATATAAAACTATATCGACGAAACTGTGAGTATACCATAGAGAGAACTATGTATACTAGGATGACTTTTGTTCACTATGATGGCAGATGGCAGGGTCCAAATCTATTTGATGAGGAACAAAGACATTTGTATTGTATATATACTCTGACGTGCCAAGGAAAAACATATGTAGGGCAGACGTGTTGTACTAAGAACAGATTCAAGAAACATAGGTCAAAAAGTTCTACAGAGTGTAGATACATACGCGCGGTCATAGATAAATACGGTTGGTCATCTGTTATTGTTTCTATTATAGAAAACGAATTAACCAAGAAAGAGGCAGATGATGCCGAAGACTATTACATATATACATTTGATTCGCTGGCTCCAAATGGATACAATCTGACAACTGGTGGTAGTTCCACGGTTATGAGTGAGGAAACAAGAAAATGCTGGGAAGAAGCGATGGAACAATTGAGGAATGATCCAGAATATAGAGAGAAACACCTAGAAGGAATACGCAAGAACAATGAAGACCCTGAGTTTATTGAGAAACGTAAGGATGGAACAACAAAATATTGGGAAGATGAAGAAAATAGAAACAAGGAAAGTGATAGACGAAAGATATTGTATAAAACTAAAGGAGGGGCTTGTTTGAATACGGAAGAAGCTAAACAGAAGAAGTCAGACAAGATGAAAATATTGTGGCAAGATGCTAAGTATGTAGAAAAGGTAAAGGAAAAACAAACAGAAGCTATGTTAAAACTGAGGAAGTTTACAGATGAGGAGTTCTTAGAGGCAAATACACGTCTCAATGGTAAAATTCCTCTGTTGGCAGCAGAATTTGATGTTTCTATAACTACTATAAAAGAACATAGGAAAAGATTAGGTCTTTCTAGACCTTGGAAATCTCCAGAAACTTCTGTAAAATCGTAAATAAAGTCGCAGAAAATCACTAAAACCCATAGAAAAAACTCGACGTGTGTGTAAAAATGCGTTAAAATTCAAAAAAAAAATATTTACTAAAGATATAAACAAGTATGGCGGGAGGCTTGAGTCAATTAGTTGCATACGGTGCCCAGGACGTATATCTAACTGGAAACCCCCAAATCACATTCTTCAAGACGGTATACCGCCGGTACACCAACTTCGCTGTGGAGTCCATCCAACAGACGATCAATGGCAGTGTTGGTTTCGGCAACAAGGTGTCTACACAGATCTCCCGTAACGGTGACCTGATCACGGACATCGTGGTTGAGTTCGTGCTGACCAAGGTTGGCCCCACCTTCTACTGCGCCGAGCAGCTGCTACAGGATGTTGAGCTGGAGATTGGTGGCCAGCGCATTGACAAGCACTACGCCGACTGGTTCCGCATGTACGACTCCCTGTTCCGCATGGACAACGACCGTCAGAACTACCGCCGCATGACTGACTTCGTGAACGACGAGCCCGCCACCGCCGTCAAGCGTTTCTACGTGCCCCTGATCTTCTTCTTCAACCAGACCCCCGGCCTGGCCCTCCCCCTGATTGCCCTACAGTACCACGAGGTGAAGCTTTACTTCACACTGGCATCCACTGTCAACGGTATCACCGCTGTTGAGGGCGGTGCCTCCGTGACCGCTGTTGCCCCCCAGATGAGCGTGTGGGTCGACTACATCTTCCTGGACACCCAGGAGCGCACCCGCTTCGCCCAGCTGCCCCACGAGTACCTGATCGAGCAGCTGCAGTTCACCGGCTCCGAGACCGCCACCCCCTCCACCAGCTCTCAGTCCACCCAGAACATCCGCCTTAATACAATGGGGCGCAAAAGCATTACGCCAATCACATCTGGACACTGTGGTTGGGAAAACCGTTTGGACTTCCAGGCACCAGCAATGGTGCAAGTTTTTTGCTAGTGTGTCGATACACAGAGTGTCATTTGTTCCCGGATACACTCATATCGACATGCAACACTATTAAATTGCGGGAACTCCCTAAAGCTAGAAAAATGACTACCAAAAAGTGTTGTAGTTGTGAAGAACTAAAAGATACGGCAGAATTTACTAAGAGAAAAGCAAGCTGGGACGGTTTACGTGCCAGATGTAAGATATGTGATAAAGCTTATAAAGAAGCTTATATCGCATCTCATCCTGATAAAAAGAAAGCGTGGGATAAGAAATATAAGGATGCTAATGCCGATAAGGTAAAAGCACGAAACACACGCAATTATCAGGATAAATGGGACATACGTAAAGCATATCGCATTGCTAATGAGGCGAAAATTAAAGCATACAACAAAGCATACAAACAAAGGAAGAATGAGTGGATATCTCAGCGCAGACAAAACGATATCAATTTTAAGATATCATATAATCTGCGAACAAGATTTCATTCCTTTCTATCAACAAAGGGAAAGAAGACATTTGGCATCTTAGGATTGCCTTGTGATACTTTTCTCAGTTGGATAGAGTTTCAGTTCGAGGAAGGGATGTCGTGGGATAACTATGGCATCTATTGGCACCTAGACCACATCCTCCCAGTATCAAAATTTGATATGATGAACGAAATCGACCAAAAAGTATGCTTCAGTTGGGCAAATTTCCAACCGCTTTACTCCCAAGACAATCTTAGTAAATCTAATAGTATCTATCTTCACAACTTCTTCAACTGCTTTATATCCGCTCACCGCTTTATTGCGAATGAGCAACTTGGTAGTCTAGAGTACCAAACCTTGACCGAAAGGTTGAGGTGGCTGAGAGCAACAATCTCAGGTATGGTAAAAAGCTCCTAGATGAACAATGGGAAATCCGCAGCCAAGCCCCTAAGGACGACACGTCAAGTCTATGGGGAAGGTTCAACGACTAAACAGTAGTGGGTATTCGATGACGGCCTAGACAGCCCAAGAATGCTTAAGATATAGTCTAGTCCCTCGCGCCGGTGGTCGCAAAATATCCCGAAAGGGAGGGTATTAACGCAACTTCAACCACCCCACCAAGTACCTGGCCTGGAACTTCAACAAGCCCGGCCCCCTGTCTTATGGCCAGTACACCGGCACTGCCACCCTGAATGCCAGCTCCAACGTTGTGTATGGTGATGTGCCCAACACCGCCGTGTTCAACGAGGCCCTGGCCATCCTGGACTCCTCCAAGCTGCAGCTGAACGGCCAGGACCGTTTCGCCGCTCGCAAGGGCTCTTACTTCAACCAGGTCCAGCCTTTCCAGACCATCGGCTCCCTGGCTCCCTCCGGTGTGTATCTGTACTCTTTCGCACTCAAGCCCGCCGGTCGCCAGCCCTCCGGCACTTGCAACTTCTCTCGCATTGATAACGCCACTCTGTCCCTCACCTACAAGACCTGCAGCGTCAATGCCTACGATGTGGCCGCCAACGTCGCAACCGCCCTGTATTCCGGTGGTGAGACCGTGACCGCCAACACTGGTGTCCAGCTCACTGCCCTCAACATCTACGCAAAGAACTATAACGTACTTCGTATAATGAGCGGCATGGGTGGTCTCGCATACGCAAACTAGTTAAGCACTTTATTCTTTCTTATTATCCTTTGCTCGCTTTCTGATATGATCTGATATGATGTAATTACAATATTTCAAAGTTCTTACTTAGAATTTTGAATTAAACCATTTCGCACACAATATCTACGAATAAAAGATGCTGTACAACCTATATCTCTACTTGTTTGAAGCATATTACCATTATTTTCATCAAGGACTTTATTGATATTTTCATCTGTAACATCAATACCCCTTTTTGCGTATGTTTCAATTGCTATCTTTCTTTTTGAAATTGACAAGTTTATCTTCTGGTTTTCTGTCAACCCTCCAAAATTAGGGTTGTTCTCACCTTTCATTTTTTCACTGTGTTCTTGGCACCACTCTTCGCTCTTAGGTCTAGGTTCTCCCAAATGAGACTCTCTCATTTGTTTCTTAGTTTCCTCAGTATGAGTTTTCCCAAACATAGGATGCGCATCTCCCCGAAGAACCTTGCCACCACCAGTCATATTATACCCATTTTTGTAAGTGTCAAACATCTCAATGTAAGACACTTCGGTATCATCCAAATCATTTGTATCTACATCTATTGCCATTATAGTAATAGTAAACTTGTAGTCATACTTATGTATCGCATTATACAACTTTGGTTGGTGTTTTTCAAGTCTGCCAATCTTAATACTTGTTCTGTACCCACTCATTCTGTGCCAGAAATCCTCAGTCTGACCGATGTACATCTTATCAGATTCTGGGAAATACAAACTGTAAATCACATTCTTCTTGTGTACAAGTTTAGCAATTTTCTTATCAACATTTGACTTTTTGGGAAAATAATTTTTACCAATTGTAATCATTTTACATATAATTACAAAAGATACACAGATATACACATTTCCAATCCTGGGTCAAATCACATTTACTTCATCCCTTTGATGCGCTGCTTGAGAAGCTCTAGTTTGGCGCTCTTGTTATCCACTGGCATTGCCTTTTTTGTATTCTTGATAACCGTGGGCGGTATTGTTGTTTTTACATTCGCGTTCTTGTAGCCTGCTCTGCTAGCCATATCTTCTCTCACATACACCACGGAGCTCCGTTTGAACGCCTCGAAACAGAAATCCTTGCCCTTGTCTTTGTTGCTCACCTCGTTCATCGTGCAGCTCTTGGAGTTCACGCACAGAGCCTTGTCCTTGGCCCAGTCTGAGGACATGAGAGCACACGGCATCTCCCTCGTGACGGGGGTCTGCATGGCCTTGTCCCCAGACCTTGCCGCCCAGCCGTTGTATACATACCGCCCCGAGTTGCAAGTGACACCTGCCAGCACATGGCCCATAGAGCACCCAGCGATGTGCGATGGCAGGATACACGAATCCAGAACGTACTTCTTAGAGTTGTATGTGATACTGTTTGGGTGCCTGGTAAGATTCAGACCCCTTATGGTGCCCATCTTCGGTCTGTACGTCTTCCAAGCCTTTTGCAAGTAGGATTCCCCCGCCTCCCTGTGGATTATTATCACTTCGGGATTGTCGGTGTCCACGAAGGCTCCCTTGGGATCAAGGGTCTCCACCGCCTTTTCCCACTTTCTCTCATCTAATGGGAGATCAAAGTTATACGCGGAGTATATTGCCTCTGTCTTTCCACGTGGGACGGTCACGGATAAATGGGGAATGTCGAGGAACGCGAGGAGTTTATGCTGATAGGGACCATAGCTTGCTCCATCGCTTTCTATGTGCTCATTGGTAGCGGAATCAAAATACACAGGGTCGTATCTACGAAGCGCCTTCAGAAACGCCCTTGGTTCCAGTTTCCCCACCATGCTTTTGTTAAGTGAATTGAGCTCGTAGTTTTTCATTATGAGCATCATCGCTTCTGCTATCGGGGCCTTCCAACTGCCTTGAGATGCTACTTTCTTGGCATGCTGGAAAGACACCGCGCGCATGCACTGGCTGAAAAAAATTGTCATCATCAGAGCCGCAAACCAGCATACCTCTCCCCTCTGAACTGGCGTGTAGACCATAGAGCACTTCTTGGCAGTGTATTGTATATCCATACTTAATGACACTATATTATTCTTTTTTGCTTGGCGATGGAGTCCAGTATCCTATAATTGATGTTACCAAGGGCATATAGACCCCTGGCTCCCCACGATGTGTGGCAAGCATTGCCATGGAGAACATCAGGACACTTGCTGACATTATAACGCGGACTTCAAATTCTGTCACTTCAAAATCAAATTTAACCTTCTTTTCGAGAGGCTGGTAAGCAACAGGTCGCCGTGGAGGAGTGCTTTTCTTTATCTCAACGCTGGGGCGAGTGAAACGAGGCATGATGAACATCTTGGTCAGCATTTATTTACAATATACAGAACACATATAAATAATGATGATGTCGATATAAATAACTTAAGAATTTCTGGTTGGTTTCTTACCAAGATGTTTGACAACTTTGAAATTCTTGATAGGAAGATGAAGCAAGTTCTTATTGAGTATAAAATGCTCCAACAGATGTTAAAAAATGATAAATAAATCGTCATGTATTGGTATGTACTCCATCGACACCGCAATCCAAAAACACGGATCGTCAGAATGGAAAGTGTCTCTGTACGCCGCTGGTTTGTGGCATACCAGCTTTCATTCTTGCCACGAAGATGCGAGAAAAGCAGTACACATCCTTCTTGAAAAGTACAAAGGGCAACTAGGGGCCTGATATATCGACACATTGGCTACTTGAGAAACTTGTTTGAACCAAAATCAAAATGCAGATGAATAGACTATACGAAGAGGATTACATCCTTGAGTACCTGTCCAATAATGAAGATTCCGTTAGCTGTGTGGACATAAACGAGGATACGCTCCTCCATATGTACACGGCAAAGAAGTATGACAAGGTGCAGGACTTGATTTTAGAGTTGCGTCCTGACATAATACATTACCAAAATATGCAGGGAAGAACTGCAATATTCAATGCAATTGACGCAAGGAATGAAGACCTGGTTGCAAAGATTGTTGATTTGGACTGGTCGGTTCTTTTGCACACCGATGAAGACGGGATTTCTCCATTTTATTACGAGTTTACAACATTTGGCAATGCAGACATCATGAAAATCTTGTTGCCACATGCAGTGGAATTCTATGACGCGGAAGACATTTTCGATATGTTTGGCTGTTGCTTTGGGTCCATTGACAAGGTTATATATATGTTAGAGGCATTGCCTTGGATCTATGACTATCGGTCGGAAACGATGGAAAATGTTCTACATTTGATTGTCTCTCAGGGAGCTCAAGAGAGAGCTCGCACTATTGTGAAACAAGTGTACAAGACACACCCAGAAATGTTTACTGGTGTGAACATGAAGGGGCAGACACCCGCTCACATGGCACGCGACTTTGATATGCTCAATCTTATCTACAAGTTGTGTCCAGAATCAATACTTGTACGCGATGTCAATGGAAAGATACCTCTGCATTGCTCACACCATTCGAGTAATACAATATACATTGACTTAATACGCGATATGCCAGAAGTCCTCAAGATACAGGACAACAATGGCCTCACCGTCGTGATGCATATGATATCAAGACTCCAACCATACCTGAATACCGCCCTTGTGTCTGAACTTTTCAACTTGTGTCCTCAAAGCTTTTTGCTGCTAGACAATAAGAAACGGTCGTTTATTCATCATATCACAATGTACAAAAATGCCAAGTGGCATTCAGCATGCACCGACATCCTGGCAGTTTACCCGCACATTCTTTTTTGGAAAGATTCTATTGGCAAGACCCCTTTGGATTATGCCAACGAAGACATTGGGGGGTATGGATCTTTCAAACTGGCGCGGGAAATTTTTATCGCCACATGTTTGAAGTATACAGCAATCCCAGAAAAGTATTGGTGTTTTGATATACCATGCTCATATCTCTCAAAGTCCTTTGGCCACATTCTCAATCGTTCTGAAAAGGAAGCAAGCTGGGCACTGGAATTCCTCCCAGAAAAGGACCGGACACTCGTCAAAAACGTGCTGCTTGCTGACATGCCTGCCGACATAAAAAAACAAATCATCATATCAATATTTCTGTGAAATAAATAAATTTGTAAACAACATGATAATCAAAGTGCTTAATTATAGGCAACTAATTACAAGCGTTCAGAAGGAGAAATATAACGTGATCCAGTTTACATCAAACTGCCAAGCAAGTAACAATTTGCGCGCACGATTGTACGATATGCACATCAATGCGTATGATATTATGTACGAGAGAAATAGACCCATCGGCGCTCTTTTTGAGGTAAAACAACTCCCGTGCGCTATTTTGTTAGAACATGGCTTACCAGTGGCAAGGGCAACGGGAGTAACAGAAATAGAACCATTCTTGGGCGTTGTGGAAGATGCGCTGAGGGGTATATCGCCCATGTAAATAATTTAAGAAAAACAAACTCTGTAAAGCAATATGCGTATTTTGAGTGTTCCAAATTACCCTTCAATGGTCCTGAGTGTGAGGTTTGGCACCAAGAAGTCCTTGCTATTTTTCGGCAACAAAACTTCTGTCCGGAGTGCCACTTTTCGCGAAAACTTGAAAAAGCATCAGGAGATCAATATGGATGTTTTGGAAATTGACTGTGATGAAAACCCTGAGATTTCTGATCTGTTTGGTGTGAAGTATATTCCAACTGCAATTCTCCTTGACAATGGATTTCCAGTTTCGAGGATGGATGGAAGTTGCAAGTCCCACGAATTTGTTGATTTCTTATTTGATGTGGTATCGCTTGGAAAAGATCCGTTGATGTAATTTGTCAATATAAGCACATATCGACAAAAATGATATACAAACCAAGTTGATGTTGTAAGACAACAGATGATGACCATCACGAAGGTGAACACCTACCAGCAGATGCTGAGCGGCATCTCATCTGGTCGCCGCCATGCTATCATCAAGTTTACAAAGAAAGGTTGTGCGCCATGCAAGAAGGTTTCTGAGAAGTTCGAGACCATGAAGAATCTCGACATCGATGTGTACGAAGTTGAGTTCCTTGAGAACAAGGCGATTGCCAGGATGTTTAATGTGCACGCTCTACCCACGAGCGTCTTCTTTGAAGATGGACTTCCGATGCAGCGGATGGTGGGGCTAAAAGAGGTAGATGACTTCGTTTGTCTGGTCAATGATGTGGTGGCAGATGGATGCCAGGTCATCAACTGGGAAGAATAATTATGATTGCCTATCAATTACAGCACCAATTATGGCGTGAACCTCGTTTTCCATTATGAACCGTGTAACCTCTGCAAGCCTCACGAGCTCTACAGTGTCACAGTTGGACAGTACCTCCTGCACTTGCGGGATATCAGCAACCTTTATGGGAGCGACGCTCTGAGTTTGAAACCGCATCTTGTTCTGATTGTAAGACATCAGCAGATTATCCACTATATTTGGCATATCCTTCTTGGTTTCCTTCAGCTTCGATTCATCCAGGAGTTCACGGACAGAGTTCGCTTCTAGGATACGCAGTATGAGCGTGCGACATACGCCCCGCAGAGTCTCGAGCTCCTCGATAGTATTCATTACGTCTACATAATTTTTTATTTACACTCTTTTTGCGATTTACTTCTTGGTCGCGTTCTTCTTGTTGTTTTTCTTGACTGTGTTGTTCTTCTTAATCGTGTTGTTCTTTTTTACAGTGTTGTTCTTCTTAACGACATTCAGACGACCATTGTTGTTGTTGTTGTTATTATTTGAATTGTTATTGAGGTTATTATTGTTCCCGTTATTCCACCAGTCGGTATTGGTCTCCCCCCAGTTTGAGTTGTTGCCCCAGTTTCCGTTCTCCCAGTTGTTCCAGTCCCAATCAGCGTTGTTATTGTTATTGTTGAAATTATTGCCATTATTGAAATTGCGAGTGTTTACTTGCTTTGAACCAGACAGACCCATTTTATATCTTATGGAGATATTTTATTCGTATATCGTCAAAACCGTGTATTTAATTACCGCAAAATCTGTATTATAGTATGAAGAAATGTTCTTGTGGAAAGTGGGCAGTATTCAACTTCAAAGGAATTACACCTGGAATATGTTGCTCCTTGTGTAAGACCAAAGAGATGATTAATGTCAATGGAATACGTTGCAAGTGTGACAATCATCCTACTTACAATCTCGAGGGACTGAAAGCACGTTTTTGCAAGGACTGCAAGACAGATGATATGATATATGTGACAAACAAGCGTTGCAAGTGTGGCAATCATCCTACTTACAATCTCGAGGGACTAAAAGCACGTTTTTGCAAGGACTGCAAGACAGATGATATGATATATGTGACAAACAAGCGTTGCAAGTGTGGCAAGCAACCATCTTTCAATCTTGAGGGACTTAAACCAAGGTTCTGCAAGGACTGCAAGACCGATGAGATGATTGATGTGTTTAGTAAACGTTGCAAGTGTGGCAATCATCCTATTTACAACTTGAAGGGACTAAAGGCAGAGTTTTGTTCGAGTTGTAAGACTGATGAGATGACTAATGTTCACAATAAGCGTTGCCCTGGTAGCAAAGGCCATAAGTGTCCCATAGATGCTCTTGTAGGTAATGGGCATACATATTGTATGTCTTGCGACCCGAATGAAGCGCGCAGGAAACAATTCAAGAGATATGAAGAGGCATTCTTTGACTTTGTGAAAGGTAAGATTGACATTCATCAGAGGGAGTTTAGGGTAACATTTGACCCGAATGATACCTCTAAGAAGTTTGCCCGCATTGATGGTATTGTATTTGGAGATGGCATAATTGTGTGTATTGAGATTGATGAGGATGGTCACGAAAGTTACGACTGTGACGAGCACAGGATGCACTTGGTTTCGGCGGAACTTTTACAGAAATATCCTGAAAATGAGATTGCTTGGGTTCGTGTCAATCCTACCGTGTCTGTCAAGAACCAGTGGAGCAAATCATCTATCAATATACGTCATTTGCGTTTTCAAGAGGTTGTTTCTGCTGTTGAAAAATTGCTTGATTTTCCTACTACATCGGTTCTGTATATTGGTTAAGGCGATAGTAGAACACATCAACAATTTTACGTAGTTCATAGACATCCTGAACTGAAACCGTATTACCCAAGCGCAAGTTGTTAAGTTCTATCTCCATCACTCCTGCGAGAAAGTAGTCAAGAACGGAGGGGGAACTTACAAATCTGTCTATATACATCTTGCCTATCCTCATGGTGTTTTCATCTTCTGGCAATACCAAGCCGGCGAGCGTCTCTTGGCCGTGCACTCGAGAGTACACCAGGAGAGACATTGAATTTATTAGAGATTCGTGTTTCTCATAGACTCCATGTTTTTTCAGCAGAGAAGATACTCTGTCAATCGCTTCGTTTTGGATGTACAAATTATTGTCCTCGGCATCATTTTTCCCAATTGCCTTGATTTCTCTTTCTGCATCTTTGTTACCCAGCCAAAGTGCCATCGCAGCACCGATGATAGCACAGCCGGATAACAGAAGAGAATCCATAAGAGTAAATGCAGTAAATATAATTTATGACCTGTTTTGTCGATATTACAGTGGATACAGACCGCGGATATCTTCATAAAACCTCTTAGTATCCTTCTCTCCTTTGAGATACAGTTTGTATTCCTTCTTCTTCATCTCTATTTTCTCCTCTGGTGTTGGAACATATGGACCCTTCCTGGGCGCCAACATTATGGCTGCAGCCAATAGGAACATCGCGACAATGCACCACACGAGCATTTACTAAAACACATCTTTTTTAATTTTGTCGATATAAAATAATATCGACAAAACTGATTTTCGACAACGAATCACTTGATAGTGTTTAAAGTTGTGCAACGGAAGTTGTTGGGTCCGCGGCACATCATTCCGGTGAAATCGCCATAACCAGGATACTTGTACGTTTTCTGTATCACCGCATCTTCTTCGGCAACACCTGCGGCGCCCTTGGCGAAGTATCTATCCCACAGTATTTCGTTCGCCTTGCCGTATGTTATGTCGCGACTGAACCATTTTTCCTTCCGACGGTGTGTCATAAAAAATGCAAGTAGCATAACCAAGATCACTCCAAAAACAAGTAGCATAATCGGTGTTTTCCCCATTTTATTATGTAAATATATTAATAATATGCTCGTGGATATAATACGCTCGATAAAGGACACTATCTCCCAGCCAGAAGTCAAGGATGCGATGAAAGATATCATCGACCCATGCATGGCGTTTGTTGACGCAAAAGTTCACTCTGTAACTTTCTTCTTCCAACTCATAGCAATTCTCATTCTCATCCAGGTCATGGCGACTCTGTTCCTCATAGTCCAGGAGATACGCAGAAACGTGTAACAACTTAACTAAAAAGATCTGATGTAAAGAAATGGACAAGCTCCTCATATTCACGCCACGTCCGCCAAAGGAAACCCCCGTATCTTTGGCGATCGCTTCTGTTCCCACCAAATCAACCGACGTCGCCATTTATGACGAAACCGTTGTTGCAAACCTGAAGGAATGGCTCCTAGATGGAAAAACGGACGCTGGTTTTGTATCTGCCCCATGTGGCTCGGGTGCAACGACCCTGGTTGACCTGTTGATAAAAGAACTTGGCATTGTCCCATATCATATTCACAACACCTCGAAGGACTTCCAGAGTACTCTCCTGGATACAAATACAATGCACTGCGGACTCGTTGTCATAGATGGGTTTGACTACTCCATTGGCAAACGCGCGGTAACCATAGTGACGGACCACGTAAAGTCGTGCGCACACAAACTTATATGCATTGGGCACCATGACAGAAAGTCCACGAGCAATGCCTTTGCGGCAAAGTGGAAAAAGTTTCACTTTGGACCTCCCAAGGACTTGTTTTCGATACTCGCCAAGATTTCAAATGGTCGAGTAAAGGATGATGTTATCAAGAGGATAATCAGGGGGGCCCCAACAGACACCAGGTATTGCATAAATGCACTAGAGATGCACTTGGTGAAAACATCAAACGAAGTGTCTACACGAGATACTTTCTCAGATGTTATAGATGCCATCGAAAAAGTGTTCTGCGAAAAGATACCCTTTGGCGAATTGTACAAGATGTTTGAACATGAGTCAATCGTGATTGCAGGAGGTGTACATGAAAACTACTTGAAGAGCATCCGCGACATAGAAGACGTGGCCAGGATTTCCAATTCTATGTCGGAGAGTGATGTTTTGCTCGATCTGGATTTTGCAAATCTCATGCCATTCTGTGCAAGCTCTGTGGGTCTTGTCAACGCGTGTCCCAAGAAGAAGAGTATTAAGGTTGATAAGTATGGAACTGTGCTTTCCAAGAATAGCCAAAGACTTACAACGCGTAAGAAAATCCTTGCATACAACTTGAAACGCATGGAACAGAAACTGCCAGCAATGTCTCCTGTTGATTTTGGCTTTGGCCCTGAGTTTGGGCCCAAAATTAAGAAGATTGGCTGACTAAAATCCAATCATAATAGTGGTTGTCCGCGGGCTTTCGAGAAGCTCGCGAATGCTCTTGACCGCCTCAAAAAATCGTGTCTTGCGTATTTTATTGTCAGAAGCCGTGGGATTCACTCGGACCCACGCAAGCTCATGTTCTGGATATGCGAGAAGGATCTCTTCGCTCACCCATTGCGTCCGAGCGGCATCACAATCCTGATTGTAATGTTTGTGTCCATTCTCATCGACCTCAAGACATATCACAATATTTTGCGTCACAATGACCCCGTCTATATCAGCATATTTCTTGGATGTCTCAACACACCTATAATACACGCGATATTGTTCCGTTGTCACAGGTATGCAGTGTTTCTCAAGGAACTTAAAGAACGCATACTCATCTTTCTTCTTTATAGCCTTTCGGTTTTTGTCTGGGTCGCACGAGATACAATAGTTTTTCCCATGTACCAATCTGCAAAATACAGGGCACTCGGTGCCATTGTATCCTGGACACCGCTTGTTCCTAACGTCTTCCATATCTTTTTCAGCATGTGACCGACACCTTGTAGGTTGGTCACCAAGCGTGCCATAGGATGGCCGTTTCTTGCACTCAGGGTGATCACACCGCTTATTCCTAACGTCTTCCATATCTTTTTCAGCATGTGACTGACACTTTGTAGGTTGGTCACCAGACATGCCATAGGATGGCTGTTTATTGCACCCGGGGTGAACACACCGCTTATTCACAACATTTTCCATATCTTTTTCAGCATGTGACCGGCATCTTGTAGGTTGGTCACCAGGCGTGCCATAGGATGGCTGTTTTTTGCATCCTTGATGAGAACAAATTCTAGGCATTACTATGTCTAGAATTTGTTTTGATTGTTTATATTCTGTGTTTGTCGATATACAAAATTACAAAATTTCTTAAAGATGATAGTTTTTTATAATATTAAGTACATCATCAACAACCTTGTCAAGAGGCCGGTCAGAGTTCACGCACTTACAATCAGTGTACTTGAAAAAAATGTCATAGTATTTCTTAAGGTCCTTCATATACTCTGGTAATATTTTGTAAGAATCTCCGCGACTGCCTGCTCTCTCTATGCATATTTCTGTGGGACAATCTAGCACGATGTACATATCTACCTCCCACGGTTTTGCCAAGTCATATATATCCACATATGTAGCCATGTCTTCGTCAGATAAAATCCCCTCCGAAGAAAGCATCTTAGCAAAAACAGATCTAGACACCTGTGGCGATCTCTCCACAACCACAAGCTCGTCAGAAAACTTGTACTTTAGGAAGGACAATAGAATCTCAATCTGAAGCGTAAGAGCATATTTCCTGCGGTTTCCATAGAATTTATCAAGGTATTTCCAATCCTGTGTAGGTTCCGCAATGACCCTGATGCCTCGTTTCTGAAGTTCGTTCAAAACAGATGACTTTCCAGCGCCAATGAGCCCCTCAATTGAAATCACAGTCATTTACAAATATTTATAATTTTTTCACGGACAATCTCCGGTCGGTCGATATGTATTTTTTCTCCAGGTCGTCCGCACCGCCAACAAGTTTATTGCCATCAAATACGCGCGGAAATGTGAGTACTCGTGGCATACGCAAATTATGCTCCTTAATCTTCGCCTTCAGGTCGTCCACGTCCTTGCAATTAATCATAGTAAAAGAAATCTTGTTCTTGCGAAGACACTTGCGACCCCTGGCGCAATGAGGACATCCAGTTTTTTGAAATACAAGCATTTAAATATGCGCATATTTAAATGTTCATCATCACGCTTCTACATTTATTGGTGCTTGCATGGGCACTTATAGCCCCATTCACAAAGGTCTTGCGGGTGAGCTACATCCTCCTGATGCCAGTCATAATGATCCACTGGATATTGCTTGATGATAGTTGTGCTTTAACGCTTCTCGAAAATCACCTCCGTGGTTGTAACACGAAAGAATCGTTTGTGCATCAATTCGTATCTAAAATATATAACGTGCCAGACGGTCTTATCGGCTCTCTCATGTGGGTCTATGCAATTACTACTTGGCTATACGCAATTTCACAGGTCACCAAAGAAGATTTCGGTGAAGCTTTTTCGAACTAAAAAAATACTGATATTACACAATGAACGACAACTTGGATTTTACATATATCAAGAAGCTATTTGCCAGAGCATAACAGTTGCAAATTTTTTCATTATTGGATCTGGCGAAAACTTGTTTATGAGAAATGCTAGTGCTTTCAATAGGCGAACATCGGCATATTTATCCTGAATAGACTTTTCGAGGATGATGTTCACCGTTGGCATGATGTCTTCCTCAATGTCTTCATTTTCCGCTGCTATCTTGGCAATCAAAGATACCAAGGCATACC